ATTGTATTTAATCTCCAGGTATTAAAGCTATCTACTAGTTCCGTATTTGCTATGGTTACAGTCATGTCTAACCTTCTTTATTAATCAGTTGTTGTACAAGATCTTTTAGATTAGCAATTTCTTCTCTCATCTCTTGTATCTCTTTATCTTTCTGTTTTGCTTGTTCTCTTCTTCTTCTATATAATTCTAAACTATTCATATCAGTTTCAAGTATTGCATTATTATTACTATCTCTTCTAAGAGTTTCTTCATTCTCTACTTTGTATAGTTCTCCATTTCCACTATTTCCATAACTTAGTCCCATATTATACCTGCAATGCTATTGATCTTAAATCTTTTACAAATGGAACACTTGAGTTTGATGTTGCAGTTAACACAATTTTAAATGCAAATGTTTTATACGTTTTATGCACAATACCACTTGATGTTCTATATGATACAATATTACTATCAGCAGTATTTAGTCTAGCTTGATTATCGTTGTTAGTTCCTAAGAAATTCTGTCCATCCGTATTTGCACTCAATGTATATTCAAATTCTTTAAAATCATTTGTATCTAATGGATCAGAAACAATAGTTACATTCGTAACTTGATTTAATAATGTATAATCTTTATCTGCAATCGCTTCTCCATCTGAAGAAGATAATAATTGTGCGTAAACTTTTATATCTGTGCCAGATGGTTTATATGCTGTTAAGTATACTCTCAAATCTTCAGCATCTTGTCCATCTGCAAGTTCAACTGGCTTAGAAAAATATCGTGTTGTCGCACTTCCAACTTCTTTTGTTTCTTCGTCTGTAGCATCATTATTAATGACATTTTCTAAAATATAAGAATTAGCTCTTGATAAATCTACTACGGGTGACATTTTAGAATCGCTAGTATTAAGTAGTCCTTTTACAACAAGAGTTTTCTTAGAGCCATTAACAGCCGATAAAGCAGACTCGTTAAGTTTACTAAACACGGCTTTGGTATTATCACTAAATGGATTTTCAACCTCTAAATCTAAATCAGAAAATTGAGTATTGATAACGCCACCAGAAGTTGCAGTTCTTACACTGAATGTTGTAGATGTGTTTGCTAAATTTAATACTGGTATTTTAGGTACCATCACATTATTAATAATATTTTCCGCTGTAAGAACTCTAGCTGATGCACCACTTACTTGTCCTCTAATATATCCGTTTGCTGAACCAGTATATGTAGAATTTTTGATTGTAAGTTTTCCATTTAGAGTGTCGATAAAGTCTAAAAATCCTGTATTAGTATTTGCGGTAAAAGCAATTGTATTTCCACTCCAATCAGAATTTAAATTTCCAGCTATGTAAACATTGTTTGTATTCGCACTTGATGTCGTTGGAAATATTCCTTTTGCATCAAGCTTAACTGTGACTTGGCCAGCAACACTACTATTAACTATCTGACGAATAGTACCATTTGCAAAATTAGCACCAGAAGTAGCTTGAGTTCTAATAACATCACCAACTGTTATTGTCTGATTATTTGAAAATGTTAATACAGATTCTCCTCTAATTTTTTCATCTGGATTAAATGTTCCTACTAAATTATCAAAAGTAAAAAATTCATGATCGGGATTCTCAATAAAAACTGTACCTTGTGTAGTAGAAAAGTTTGCTCTATGTAGTTGAAACTTCAAATCTTCAGACTGAATAGGTGTATATGTTTTATCGTTTGCGGAACTGAGTAGAACACCAGCTCCTGGTTGTTTATCAATCAACTCACCAGTATCAATATCTTTTTCACCCAATTTTGCTACCCATACAGCGTATTCATCTGAATTACCTGCAGGTATAACTGTGATACAATAGTCTCTATAGTTTTTTAGAAATACTGGTGAGTCAAATGTAAATGTTGTTGCTGTTGTAGCAGACGAAGTACTTGCAGTGATAGAGGCTGGAAATAATGTTTTCGATGCATATGGAAGAATATTCGGTGTCGGATGGCCATTATCGACTTCACGTATTTGTACAGTGATTGGTAAAGAATTTGCTTTTCTAAAGAAGTATAAATCAACTTTTGTGATAAAAACTCCAGCAGACTTTTCTTCATTCACTGAAAATGTTTGTGATATAGGATCTGGATTTACTGTGCGTGTACTCAATACAACTCTTGAAGTTTGAGTTCTTGTTTCAGTAACATCTTCTGTTCTTACTTGAGGTGTTACAAGATTCATAGAAGCTCCTCTTTGAGTAATTGTAAGAGGTATACTTGTGTAATCAGCAAAAGAAGAAGTAGTAACTAAGTCACTTGCTATCTGATTATTAGCAACGTCCATTAATTTTAATCTTCTAGTACCTATTCTAAACTTTAAATTATTTGTGTCAGGTATTCTGAATACACCATGAACAGAACCAGCTGAGTCTGTTATTAACGCACTACCTTCAGCGGCGGTATTTGCATGTGCAGAGTTTGTTGGTGTAGTAAAGCCTGATACTTGCTCTTCATCAAAATATGGATAAACTCTTGTGCTTGGTTTCATACCATGTGATGAGAATTTTAAAAGTCTTGAACGCATAAACTCACGAACAGCTACTTGTTGCACATAGTTACCAATATTAAAAGTTTGATTAGCAGGACTGATAGATGTTTGAATACCTTGTTTTATTTGTTCTTGTTGTAAAGTACCAACAGTAGATATTGTTCCTCTACCAGTATTGTTATCAATATTACTCTCTGTTGTTACATTTGTAATACGTGCATTATCAGTATTAATCCAACCACCCCAATCAGTGCCAGTGAATCCAGTCGCGGCCGCTAATTGTTCAAAAGCTTCGAACATACCTGAGAAATCCATTTGAATGTCTGGCAATGCAGTAATATCAGGCGTATTATCCATAGGTGGATCTAATGTCATTTCACCTTGCCAATTGAATGTTAATTCTTGAACTGGATTTCTAGCTTTACTCGCTTTGTCTTGATTTATAAAAGAAGAATGTGTATATGAAAGAGTTAATAGATTTCCAGTTTGTGTTACGTTTGAAGATGTAAAAGTTTTGTCCTTTTCTAGAAGAATATCTCTTCTCTTAAAATAAGGACGTAGTAAGTTTTTATTTCTATCAATCGATGCTCTATAGCCTTGCTTAGTTGTATCTGATAAATTATGTCCATCAAAATTTTCTACAAAGAAACCATTCTTAAATCTATCAAAACCAGAACTATTGAATAGTTGTTTATTCTTTACACTTGCTTCAAGAGCATTTAAAGAAGAATAATATTCAGCATTCTTCAATCTTTGTTCAATACCTCTCAAGTCTTTCATTGTATATCTTCTATTATTCTCTAGTGTAAGCTTTACACCATACGATTGCTTACTATTGTCTCTTGCAACTTTTGAAGATAAAGATGGATATACTGGTATATCTAAAACACCAAGTGTCATAGCGTTTGCTTTTTCTTCGGGAACTTTAGGAGTTGGTGCAGGTATACCTTTTATATTTTCTAGTTTACCTTCTTCAGTAATCACAATTCTATCTTTTCTTGGTAAGTAATGCTGTACATCTGCTTGAAAGTTTTGTCCAGGCGATAACATATAAGAGCCGTCTGCATCAATTACAAATGTAGTGGATGCGGTAGGATTAGTTCTAGTTCCTGCTATTGTACCAGTTGTTGTTGGATTACATGTATTTGATTTAGTAGGCCTAAAATCTACTGCATCACGCAATTCTAAAACTTTACCTGTTGTGGGTGATGTGAATTTTGGTATCTCATAAGTTCTGATTGTTGTTGTAGTGTCAGCACTATCATTAACTGGATATGAATCTACAGATAAGAAACCTATACCTTGTGAAGTATCTCTTTCAAAAAATGAAAACTTGACAAGTAAAGCTTTGTTTGTTATATTCAAAGAACTTGTAGACTTCTTAACAAGTTTCGATGTATCATACATATCATCTTTTTGTCCATCGTCAAGAATAAAATGATTTGTTACATTTGTATCACTTGTAGTTACTGATGTGGTGTCAGAACCGAGATACACTGCTTCTAATTTAAACGCATCTGATACACCCAAAGGCCATGGCCCATTATTTGTTGTTGAATGTGTTTGAGTGTTTATAGTAATAAATTGGCCTTTTCTAACTGTTTTTGCGGTTTGAATAGCATTTGAACGTAGAACATTAAAATATACTGAAGCGGAAAAACTACTTGCAACATTTGCTTGTTGTAAATTGATAGTATGTTGAGTTGATGTAGATGAGAAGTTACCATTTGAAAAAGTATCGTAAACATAACCTGTAGGAAATACTTGTTTATGTGAAACTTCATCACTAGTTCCCAGTCCAGTTCTTGTTGCTGATATAGTATTAGCGACTCTCATACTTGTATCACTAACAATCTGGGTTATTCTATGATCTTCAGTAGCAGAACTACCTGTGAATGGATTGGTACTATCAGTTAATCTAATTATATCTCCTACCTGATAATGCTGAGAGAAAGTTGATGATCCTCCAGTGATTGTATTACCAGACATAGCAACTATATGTCCTGATTTAGCGGCAGATACTGTGGCCGATTTACCTACAACAATTATTTGTCTCTCTTGATCTTGAGTTAGAGTTCCAGTTTCATTCATCGTTTCAACACCGCCAGCATGTGCAGAATTAGCCGCCACTGTTGCGTTTAGATTTATACCAGATCCAGGTGAGAATGTAACTGTTTTCTCTGTTCTAAAAACGAATTGAGTGTCAACATTATTTGAAGAGTCTTTTAAAGTTTTTGTTCCAAGAAATGCGAAAGGTAAAACTAAAACATTGTTACTAGGTTCTTGTATTCTAGCATTACCATTTGATTCTAAAACTATATCTGCTATAGAATTTGTTCCTGAGTTTGATTCAAATATAGAGCGTACATCCGCAAAGTTTTTATCAGCATTCATCTTTATATCAAATAAATAAAGTTTGAATTGCCCTAATGCTGTTCCTGGTGTACCAGAATGATATTGAAAACCTCTTACTTTCGCTGTTCCTATTTCACTGCCAGATGCACCTGCTACACCAAAATTTAATTTAGAAATAACTTGTGCCGCTGTATCTCTTAACGATACTTCTCGTAATCCTTGAAAGTCCCAAGTTCCCGCAAGCTCTCTTACAATGACATAATTACCAAAACTTTGAGAAATAACTCTAGCATCTTTTGTTGTAAAATCTGTAGCTTTATCAACTTCAACTGGTGTTGGATTTATAAGATGAACTTTTTGGCCGTTTACATATCCAATACCTTTATCAACCTCTGCTATAAGTTTATTTGCATTACCACCTTGATCTGTATTATATCTTCCTAAATTATCATCCGACTTCAAATGTTCTCTTATACGTATTGTAAAAGGTTCGGTTGCGTAGTTACCATGAGTATCATGAAATTTTTGTGCGATATGTTTTCCTATATCAGAATACATAGTATCTTTTACATTCTTTATTATAATACCATCTTTTAGTTCTGCTACTGTAAAAAATGTTTCAGTATTTGCTACACCAACAACTCTTGATTTTAATGTAGGAGTAAGTTTTAACCTATCTGCTCCTGGTGCGGCAAAGTTTGTAGAACCTGATGCATTTTCAGTTAATGAACTATCTAAATTTGAGTTTACTAATGTTTCAACAGTTTGAAAACCAATCTTCTTAGTAGGTGTTGTGCTATACTTATCAACAATATGACTTTGTGCAGAAACTTTTACAAAGTGGCCTTTATGAAAAATAACACCATCTGATACTGTTGCTCTTGTTCCTAAGCCAGTAGAATTTGATACTAATGTGTTGGCCGCTACAATGAAATTATCATTAGAGCGATTTCTTATAACTAATACTTCATTATCAGCAAAAGCTTTTGTTGTATTATCTGTACCAGAATTTGTATACTTAACAAACACTGTCATAGTATTAGGTGTTGATGCTTCAGTTCCTTCTGATGCATCAATCAATTGTGCAGTCATTCCTGAAGTTGTACCAGTAATTGTTGCGTTTGCTATAGCACCGCTTGAAAAGAAATCAGTAAGTAAAACAACTCTATTGTTCGCATCTTTATCTCTAAGCTTTACAAAATTTACGTCTTCTACTCTTAGAGCCGCACCTGTTACTATTGTTCCATCAACTAATATTTCGTTACCAAATCTCTCTACTTGATTTTGTAATATTGTTTGTAGCTGAGTTAATTCTCTAGCTTGAACAGCAAAACCAGGACGAAACAGAACTCTATGAAAGTTTTTACTCTCGTCAAAATCATCAAAATATGGGCTTTGATTTAAATTAGTTTCGATTGCCATTTAACTTACCTTTAAAAATCTAGAATAACTTTTATATCTTCTGTTTGATCTATCGCTCTTGTAACTTTTTGAAAGTTCTCAACATGAATAAACTCACCTGAATATGTATTTGCTTCTGGCCCAGCTATTGAAGAAACTGATGCTACTTTTGTTGGACTACCTTTTTTCAAAAGAATATCATTCTTTGTAAAAGGTATTTCACTTCCATATCCGTCAACATTATTTACATATATGTTAAAGAATGATACATCATTTATGCTCTCATCATCTTTAATAAAAACAATTGTTCCATTTGCACCATTTGATGCTTGTGCTACAGATTGACTTGCTCTCGCAGTTGAATTTAATTCAGTAACATAACCAACCGTACCAGCTTCTGCTTTTGCTCTTATTCTCTCAGTAGTAATTTCATCATTAACAGAAAACTGGCTCTGTGGTATATTATTTATGACTTGTTGATACGATATACTCATTCTAGTTGTTAATCTTAATGTGTCAGCACTATTTGATGTATTTGCAATTGCTTCTGTCATAATTACATTATTAGAATTAACTTTTAGAATAGGATCTTTTAAAATACTAACTGTTCTAAATTCTGTATTTGCTGGAATATATCCTTTTCCGTTGACTGAAACACCTTGACTACCTTTAAACTGGGCATTCAAACAAACTTTATTTCCACCTAATTCTCTTACTGCATCTTTACCATGTCCACCTACAGGAGAAATAATTACGTTAGCAGTAGCTCCAGTTCCATGTGTTGTGTTAGATGATATTAATGCATTAGCTTTCGTATATTTTGAACCTACTGATATAACATTAACATTAGATATATTTCCATTTGTATTTACAAGAGAATAAGCTAAAGCTCCATTACCATCACCTATTATATTTACAGTAGGTGATATTAATATTGTTGATGTTGTATCTGGTATCACTGTAAAATTTGTATTTGTTGTAAGAGTTCTTGAAGAACCATCATAGTTTACAATTCTTCTTAGTTGTCCTAGTCCTGTTCCAGACTGAATATAAACAGAATCTCCATTATAAAAATTATCTATTGTTGATGCACTACCAGCCGCTAGTTGTAAACTATCTTGAGTAGAACCTATAACGGCTGTGCTATTCAACATACTATAACCTGAGCCAATATCGTTTGTTTCAATTATCTGTATTGCTCCATTTACTGCCGCATTCTGAACAGCAACTTGATTATTTTGTTCTGTAGATCCATCACTATTAGATAATGATTGAACTGGCATATGCGCCGCAGTGAGAAACTTATTTGCACTACCTAAACTAATTGTGTACATATACTTCCAAGTATATCCATCTGAAGTAGTAAATGGTGTTGTAGATAAACTAGCAGGCTTAACTGTAGATTGTCCACCTTTATTATTGTATAGACATTTGTATACATTATTCTGATCTGTAAGAATATAAAAGTTTTGATCAAATAATTGAATATTTGTATGCTTGTACATAGGATATACGGTACCCGTAACCCAGTCATTTCTAGGTATGACGTGACTTATATCGCCCGTTGTAATTTTCTTAGCGGCAATTGCATCTTTCCATAAATCGTAATGCTTATTCTTTACAGTTTCTTGAGCCAAAGTAGCTGTAGGTTCATTTGGCCAATCTGAACTTTTTCCCAATACAGCATAAAGTACTGTAGAGTTTTTAGTGCTTCTACCATCTTGTCGATTTAAAGACTCAATGAAAGCCTTAGCTCCCATTATATTCATTTCTTTACTAGCATAAGAAGACATTATGTTACCGTTCCCGAAAAGTAATGTGCGTTAGCACTCGTAATATTTCCATGTGTCCAATTTGAATGTAAATTAGCACTTGTATCGCTACTCACTATATTTAGTCGTGCCCTATAGAAAACATCTGAAACAGGCCCAATTATTATAGGAGCATTATTTGAAAATTCAGAGAGAAAAGATGTAGACGTACCAGTAATTGTATTCGCATTATTATTAATTGCTATTGTTCCTGATGCAACTTTTTTTGTTCTGACTGATGCTGTCGATACAGACTGGCTCATTGCATTTGTTGAGGTTTTGAATTTTCCAAAAAACTTTTGGCCAGCTGGATGAACTAATCTTAAAGCTATATCTCTGTATCTTTCTAAAGCTACAGATGCTTCTATTTCATAAGAAAATTCTTGATAAAAATTACTGTCTTGTAGGAAGCCTCTAGCTGAAGAAACATGGCTTCTTGTAGTTGCATATACTCCTTCAGCATTTGCAACATTTTTTATTCCAATTGTTCCTGTGGCTTGAATGGCATTGGCTCTTTCTGATGAAGCAAAAGTTACAGTTTCACCATCTCTATATGAAAATCCAGAATCTATAACTCTTGCTGAATTTATACTTCCATTTGCACCTATATCTGATGTTACAACTGCGTTTCTTCCTAATACACCTTCATCTTCTACTTTTACTATTTTTAGTGTTCCTGTTCCTGAAAGAGTGCTTTGACTTGCATCTGTAAAGTGCTTTGAATTTGTTACCGCATCATTAGCCCAATTTTTATTTCCTGGTTCTCTTTGTAGTTCATCTTGCCAGACTCTGACTCTATGTTCATATGTGGTATTTGCATGTTGAATTGTATCAAACACTTGCATAATATTTCCTTTTGCACCAGTAGAAGTTTGTTCTATTCTATCATTAGTATCAAAAGATGTTATAGATCCAACACCTGTTCCTAGATTAACATTATCTGTTTGTAGTGTTAGATAAGCTTCTCCTATACCAAGAGAAGAAACATTTCTATGCTCAACTCTTACTCTAGGTGCTGTTCCAAAATTAGTTCCGCCAATTCTATTATCAAGTCTTGCTATTGTACCAATTGCCTCGTTAAGAAATAAAAGTGAATCACTTAATTTAGTATAAATATTTTCAGAACTTGTATTCGCTGTATCGGAAACAACATTCGCTACAATTGCTGAAGAATTTACTCTTCTTATACCTTCACCTTCTTGAAATCTATTCAACGGGCCTGCATCGAATTGAGATGAAACATTTGCTGTATTATTCGCACCAACAATAACAGTGGTAACTTTTCTATCAGGTGTACTATCTCCATCATGATCATATGTTTCAGTTCCACTCACAGATATTCTAAGTTTTACAACTCCAAAAGTGCCTGATTTTACTCCTACAAGCTCGTCACCTAATTCAATATTTCCACCACCATCGGTATTAGCTATAGCTAATATTTGTCTTCCTACAGTATTCGCTAAGAAGCCAGATGCTGGAACTGTTCCTACAGTTGTTCCATTAGAAAAAGTTTTATTAACTTTTTCTCCAACTTGAAAATTTTTATATCCGTCAATTGAAAGAACTACACTTGTTCCATTGTAGGATCTTTTTATGAGATTTACTGTTGCGTTTGCTGATGATGTAACACCATATAAACTATCACCAACTACAACTCCTGGATTTGAAGTATTTGCTAAAACAAGCACTGCTCTATCATTTGTTTTAAAATTCTGGCCCGCTGTTAAATTTTCAGTAGATTCTCTAAAGCCAAACTCTGGACTACCTAGAAGAGTATTCGCATGTGTGTCCATAATTCCAAAAGACGAATCTCTATAAGCAACTCTAGGTGCTAATTCACCAGCTATCGTATTTGATGCAAATTTATTTACATTCAATGAAAGAGCAAAAGTATCTGTTAAAGAACCTGGTTGTATTTTGAAACTAGCAGGTGAGTCGCCGTCACCTCCAATTAATTCAACAGTTGTACCTGCATCACTTTCAGTTGATACATATCCTGAACCACCATCAATTAGATTAAAATTGACTTTTGCTTGTAAATCTAAAGTATTTGTAACAACCGCTTTTGCTTTTTCTCCACTTGTTGTCGAGAATAATTCAACAACATCTCCTATACGATATTCGCCACCCTTAGATATCATCTGTACATTATTAATACCACATTCAACTATTGGTGTATATCCATCATCAACATCTTTTATCTTAATTGTTTCTAAATGAGTAAAAGAGCCTTTAATGTTTGATAATAATATTTGATTAATATCTCTTCTTTTAGAAATTAATTTTCTTACATCTTCTACAAGTGCTTCAGCTTGACTATCTGTTCCTATGATTGTTTTGCCTATCAGTGTATATGCTCTAGGATCATGATGGGTAACAAGATATCTATCGATTCTGAAATCACCATCTGAAATTTTTAACATCTGATTAGCAGGAAAATTAATTTCTACATCTTCATTATATAATATTTTAAATAAAAGTTTATATGTT